CGATGCTTTAGACGCTAAAAAAATTGAATTGGCGTCAACTATGCAAGATAGAGTAGCAGCAAAAGAGGAAGAATAATGTTAACCTTTGTCGAAATGAGACAAAAATTAGGTGAAGCAAAATTTGGTCCAGTTACTGTAAAGCTACCTAAAAAGGCTGATGGTGATAAAATCACAGCTAGCTTTGATACAGTAAAAGGTATCAGTTATGAAATAACTGGTGCCTCAAGTAATGCTGGTAAACAAACAATGCCAGTAAAAGATTTAAAAGCTTTAGGATTTAAAATTCCTAAGAATAAAAATGATCTAATTAAGTTATTAGATGATTTAAATGACATGTTTATGTAAACAGGAAGAAATATGAAGCTAATTGCAGAATATATAGAAAGTGACTTAAACGTCATAACAGAAAAAGTTAACGGTAAAAAGAACCTTGTAATTGAAGGTGTCTTTATGCAGGCTGATTCTAAGAATAGAAATGGTAGAGTATATCCAAAAGAAATACTAGAAAGAGCCGTTAACAAATACGTAACAGAACAAGTAAATACTGGTAGAGCAGTTGGGGAATTAAATCACCCTGAAGGTCCTACCATTAATTTAGATAAAGTTTCACACAAGATTACTGAACTTAAATTTGAAGGAAGTAATGTTGTAGGAAAAGCATCAATTCTTAAAACCCCTATGGGACAAATCGTTGAAGGTTTGCTCGAAGGTGGAGTTAAGCTTGGTGTATCAAGTCGTGGTATGGGAAGTCTTGTACAAAAAAGTGGCGCTATGTATGTGAAAGATGACTTTATGTTATCTACAGTAGATATCGTTCAAGACCCATCTGCTCCAGAAGCATTTGTTAATGGAGTTATGGAGGGTATTGATTGGGTATGGAATAATGGCGTTCTTTGTGCACAGCAGGTTGAAGAAATTGAGACTGAAATAAAAGAAGCAAGAAATATGAGATCGGCCGACGTCGAAATCAAAGCTTTTAAAAATTTCCTCTCTAAACTTGTAAATTCTTAATAGGAGAATAATTATGTCAGTAGACGAAGTTAAATTAGATAATGAACTAGTCGAAGACGTATCAGATGCTGAAGAGCTTCAAGAAGAAGAGCTCGTTGAAGACGAACAAGTTCAAGACGAGGATATTCTCGAAGCAAAAGCTAAAAATGAAGATGGTCACGAGGATGACGACGAAGAGGAAGACGTTAAGGAAGATTCCGATGAGGAAGATGACGAAGACAAAAAGCCTGTAGTCGAAATGCCAAAGACTAAAGCTGCATTGATGGCTGGCGTCCATGATATGGTCAAAAAGGCTAAAAAAGAACAAGCTCAAAAAATCTATGCTCAAGTGCAGAAAATTATGGCACCTGATGTTGAGCCTGAAAAGGTTGTTAAGGATCCAAATGAGTCAGTAGACGTAAGTCATATTGATTATCAAGAAGATCTTGATACATTAGTTGCTGAAGAAGCTACACTGAGTGATGGATTTAAAGACAAAGCGTCAATCGTTTTTGAAGCTGCTTTAAAATCTAAAGTTGCTACAGAAGTTGAAAGACTCGAGTCTGAGTATGTTTCTAACTTAGAAGAAGAAGTTTCTTCTATCAAGTCAGAGCTAGTAGAGAAGGTAGATTCATACCTTAACTATGTTGTTTCTAACTGGATGGATGAGAACGAAGTTGCAGTAACAAACGGTCTTAGAACTGAAATTGCTGAAGATTTCATGTCTTCTTTACAACAAGTGTTCAAAGAACATTATGTAGAAGTTCCTGAAGGTAAAGTAGATCTAGTTGATGAACTATCAGCTCAGGTTTCTGAACTTGAAGAGAGCTTAAACAAATCTACAGAAGATAACATTAAGCTTACAGAGTCAGTTTCTGGTTTACAGAGAGCAGACATTGTAAGAAAGGCTTCTTCTGATCTTGCATTAACAGAAGCTGAAAAGCTTGCTTCTTTAGTAGAAGATATTGATTTTGACGATGCAGAATCTTTCGAAATGAAAGTGAACGTAGTTAAAGAGTCATACTTCAAATCAGAAACTCCAGAAGTTGTTAGTGAAGTACAAGATGTAGTTGGTACCGACGAAGCTCCGGCTGAAATCGGTGATGTAATGGCTAGATATACTCAAGCTATTTCAAAATTTAGTAAATAAATTAAGTCTATAGGGGAAAAACAAAAATGTTTAACGCAGACGCAAAACTAATGGAAAAGTGGACTCCAGTTCTCGAGCACACTGATCTAGAAAATATTCAAGATAGTCATAAAAAAGCTGTTACAGCAAGACTATTAGAGAACCAAGAAGTCGCTGCTAGAGAAGAAGCTGCAGCAGTACAGGGTACTTTCTTAGGAGAGGACGCTGCTGCTAACGCAACTGGTTCAAGCATCGATAACTTTAACCCTGTTCTTATCTCATTGGTAAGAAGAGCAATGCCTAACCTTATCGCTTATGATATCGCTGGTGTTCAGCCTATGTCTGGACCAACTGGCCTTATCTTCGCAATGAAGTCAAGATACGGTACTCAAGCAGGTGCTGAAGCATTATTTGACGAAGCTGATACAGCTTTCTCAGGTGACAGCTCAGTAACTCAAGAAGCTGGACCATCTGGTCTAGAATCTGCTGTTGATGACGGCGACAACAACTTAGGTACAGGTGAAACAGCTGGTGAAATCGTTTCTGATTACGCTGGTGGTTTATCAACAGCAGCTGCTGAAGCTTTAGGTACTGGTGGTTCAGGTGGATCTTTCGGTGAGATGGCATTCTCAATCGACAAGGTTACTGTTACTGCTAAGTCAAGAGCTTTAAAAGCTGAGTACACAATGGAACTTGCACAAGACCTTAAAGCAATTCATGGTCTTGATGCTGAAGCAGAACTTGCAAATATTCTTTCTTCTGAAATCCTTGCTGAAATCAACAGAGAGATTGTAAGAACTGTTAACAGAACTGCTAAATTAGGTGCAGGTCAAGCTTCTGTTGCTGTTAAAGGTATCTTCAATATGAACACTGATTCAGACGGAAGATGGTTGGCAGAAAGAGCAAAAGGTCTTATCATGCAAATCGAAAGAGAAGCAAACGTTATTGCTAAAGAAACAAGAAGAGGAAAAGGTAACTACATTATCTGTTCTTCAGATGTTGCTTCAGTATTAGCAGCTTCAGGCATGTTAGACTACAGCCCTGCATTATCAACAAACTTAAACGTTGACGATACTGGTAATACATTTGCTGGTGTTCTTAACGGTAGATTCAAAGTTTACGTTGATCCTTATGCTGGTGGAACAAATCCTGACTACGTAACAGTAGGTTTCAGAGGTTCTAACCCGTATGACGCAGGTGTTTTCTATTGCCCATACGTACCATTAACAATGGTTAAAGCAATCGGTGAGGAAGACTTCCAGCCAAGAATCGGTTTCAAAACTAGATATGGCATGGTAGCTAACCCATTCGTAGCACAAGACGGCTCAGTAGGTGCTGATAGAAGTAACCCTTACTTCAGAATCTTCAGAGTTGACGGAATCATGGTCGACTCCTAAGCCGACTAATTGATTTATTAAAGGGAGGCTTCGGTCTCCCTTTTTTTATTCTACATTCTAAAACATATAAATAATAGTATGGCTATTACAACTAACAAAAACTTTTTATCACCGGTTGGATTCCAGCTCAAGTTGGAGTCTAAGAAATACGAAAATATTGAGTATTTTTGTACGTCAGTGACATTACCTGATGTATCTATTGCAGAAAGTCCTACACCATTTAGAGGTTCTAATATGGGTATGAGTGGCGATAGGTTGAATTTTAGCAATTTAGATGTAACCTTTAACGTCACAGAAAATATGGAAAATTATATTGAAATGTTTAATTGGTTACATGATATTGTAAATGTAGGCGAATCAAAAATTGATGGTACATTATTAATTTTATCAAGTCATAATAATGTTACTAAGCAAATTCGTTTTCTAGACTTATTCCCAACATCACTATCAGCTCTAGAATTTTCTACACAACAAACTGAAGTTGAATACTTGCAAGCAAGTGTATCATTTAAATATACATACTTTGAAGTAAAATAACTGTTTACTTTTTTGTAAAAGTATAGTATAATATAATGGTGTTATTTTTAAAGGATATATTATGAATACATTAGAACAAATACTTGAAATGTGGAAGAAAGATTGTCAAATTGATGAACTTCAATTAGATCAGTCTGCTAGAGATTCCGCTAAACTACATTCTAAATACTTAGAATTGTACTCTATTAACAAACTAAAACTTAAAAAACTAGATAATGACTTTAAGGTGCTACTTAAAAACAAATGGTTGCATTATAATGGCAAGTTAAGTAAGGAAGAAATTGATGAACTTGGATGGGATTATGATCCATTGTCTGGACTTACTATACTAAAAGGTGATATGGATAAATTTTATGATGCAGATCCATTAATACAAGAACATCAGGCCAGAATGCAGTACACTCAAGAGCTTATAGATACTTTAAAGGAAATTTTAGAAAACATTAAGTGGCGACACCAAAATATTAAAAATATAATTGAATGGAATAAATTTACCAGCGGTATGTAATGGAAATCATTAAGGTCAAAAAGAAGAACGAAGTCTTTCTTCACATCGAAACTGAACCAAGTATAGAACAAGAATTAGCAGAACATTTTTGCTTTTACGTTCCTGGTTATAAGTTCATGCCAGCATATAAGAATCGTATGTGGGATGGAAAGATTCGTTTATTTGACCTAAGATATAAAACATTATATGGTGGTTTATTTGAGTATGTAAAAGAATTTGCAAATGCTAGACAATATGAACTAGAAGTTGATATGACTACATTTGGATCACCAGAATCTTATAATGTTGCCGATATTGAAGGCTTATTGTCTGAGATTGCACTCAGCGTGCAAGGGGACCATATAACACCCAGGGACTACCAATTAGATGCACTCTCGTGTGCATTAGAAAATAAGAGGTCATTATTACTATCTCCAACCGCTTCTGGTAAGAGTTTGATCATATATATGGCCATTCGACACCATTTAATGCACAAAAATGGTCAAATTTTAGTCATTGTACCTACCACTTCCCTTGTAGAGCAGCTATATTCTGACTTTGGAGATTATTCAGAGTTTGATGACTGGAATGTGCAAGATCACTGTCATAAAATCTATTCAGGTAAAGAAAAATATAATATAGATAAAAGAGTTGTAATTACTACATGGCAATCAGTCTATAAATTACAAACTAAGTGGTTTGAAGACTATACAATGGTTATTGGTGATGAAGCACATAACTTTAAAGCTAAATCACTTACAGCTATCTTAGAAAAATGTGTTAATGCTGAATATCGCATTGGTACTACAGGTACATTAGATGGAACACAAACTCACCAGTTAGTATTAGAAGGATTATTTGGTCCAGTATACAAAGTAACGACGACTAAAAAATTGATTGAACAACAGTCGTTATCTGAATTAGAAATATTTGTATTATTATTAAAGTATAAAGATGATTATTGTAAAATGATGTCTAAGATGAAATATCAAGACGAGGTTGATTTTATTGTAAAGTATGAACCTCGTAATAATTTCATATCAAATTTAGCAATGGATCAAGAAGGTAACACATTAATTTTGTTTCAGTTTGTAGAGAAACACGGTAAACCATTACACAATATATTGAAAGAAAAATTTGAAGCTTTACCGAGAAAAAGTAGGAAATTATTTTATGTATCAGGAGAGACGGACGTTGATACTAGAGAGCAAATACGAGAGATTACGGAACAGGAAAATGATGCAATCATTGTTGCTAGTATGGGTACTTTTTCTACAGGTATTAATATTAGGCGTTTACACAATATCATTTTTGCTTCACCATCTAAGTCTCAGATTAGGGTTCTACAAAGTATCGGACGAGGATTAAGAAAATCTGATGATGGTATAAATACTAAGGTATTTGATATTGCTGACGATTTACATTGGAAAGCAAAGAAAAATTATACACTACAACATGCCGCAGAAAGGATTAAAATTTATAGCAAAGAGAAGTTCGACTATAAATTACATGATATAAATATATAATATGGAAGACTTAAATATCAGACATTTTAAATTAACCAGCGGAGAAGAGCTGATCAGCTTAGTACAATATTCAGATGAGAATGCATTTGTACTAGAAAGACCAGTGCAGGTGAAACTAAACTCTTTAGGGATGTACATGTATTCTCCATGGTTTCCATTTTCAGATAAAAAGATATTTAAGTTATTTAAAAGACATATTGTTAATCATGTCGAAATTGAAGAAGACAGCAAGAAACATTATATAAATTATAGTGTTAATGGTGTAAAAGAAGAGACACCATCATTTAATGAAATTGTTGAAAAGGTTCTTAAAGAACAACAACTACAATTTGATGATGACCCTCTACTAGATTATGAACAAGATGAACCTGAACCAGAACCTAAAAAGACTATCCACTAGTAGTATATCCACCCTCCCCGGTAGACTATATTATTATACCATACTTTTTAGGATTTGTAAACAGTTTTATGAAAAAAAAGTTAAAAATATGTGTGTACTTTTACATAAAACTGTGGTATAATATACTTTATATATGGAGAAAATAAATGACTACAAAAGCTAAACAAAAGCCTCATTACGTTAATAATAAGCAATTCTCAGAAGCAGTATATGACTATGCTGTACTAGCACAAGAAGCAAAATCTAAAAATAAACCAGCGCCATTGGTCACTGATTATATTGCCCGATGTTTTATTAAAATTGCAGAGGGACTATCTCATAGACCGAACTTTGTGAGGTATACTTATCGTGAAGAAATGGTAATGGATGCAGTGGAAAATTGTTTGAGAGCTATTGGTAACTATAATATTAGTACTACTACTAGAACAGGTAAACCAAATGCTTTCTCATATTTTACACAAATTTGTTATTTTGCATTTATTAGAAGAATAACTAAAGAAAAGAAACAACAAGATATTAAGTTTAAGTTTATTGAAAAAATGGGTATCGAAGATTTTACTCAAATGGGTATGGACGAAACAGGTGCACAAGAAACTATGGCTTATGTTGATACTTTAAGACAAAGAATTTCTAGGGTAAAAACAAACGATGCAGCCTTAAAAGAATTTAAAAAGGTTGAGAAAGAAAAAGAAAAACTAGAATTATTCATGGTATAATATGAAAGTAGCTATTTTAAACGACACTCATTGTGGTGTACGTAATTCATCGGATATATTTTTAAAATATCAAGAAAGATTTTATACAGAAATATTTTTTCCATATTTAAAAGAAAACAACATCAAAAACATTTTACACTTAGGTGATTATTATGAGCACAGAAAATTCGTTAACTTTAAAGCACTTAATGCTAATCGTAAGCATTTTCTTGAGCCTATGCGCGATGCCGGTATTACTATGGATATTATTCCCGGAAATCATGATGTATACTTCAAAAATACAAATGAGTTGTGCAGCCTCAAAGAGTTGTTGGGTTATTTTACCAGTAATGTAAATATTATTATGAAGCCAACTGTACTAGATTATGATGGTCTAGGTGTTGCAGTTATTCCATGGATTAATAATTCCAATTATAAAGAATATACAGATTGGGCTCTTAAATGTAAAGCGCCTATTCTTGGTGCTCACCTTGAATTAAAAGGATTTGATATGATGGCTGGAATAAGCAATCCACATGGTATGAATGCCGATATTTTTTCAAGATTTGAAATGGTTCTATCTGGTCATTTTCATACAAAATCACATCAGGGTAATGTTCATTATCTTGGTTCACAGATGGAATTTACTTGGGCTGATGTCGATGATCCAAAATATTTTCATGTATTAGATACTGAAACAAGAGAAATAGAAGCAGTTAGAAATCCTATTACTATGTTTAAGAAAGTAGTATATGA